TCAGGCCTTAGCTGTGCCGGCCTTGGCACGGGTCGTTTTGGCAGCAGGCGCTGCTGCGGCCTTGCTGTCCTTGGCCACGTCGGCCGCAGCAGCCTCGCTGACGGCGGCCGCTGCTGCGGCTTCGCCATCTTCCGCGAACTGATCGGCGGAACCGATCAGACCGAACTCGGCCTTGACCTTGTTCTCAATCTCCTCGGTGATGGCCGGGTTGTCCTTAAGGAACTGACGGACCTTCTCTCGTCCCTGACCGAGCTGATCACCCTCATAGGTGAACCACGAACCGGACTTCTTGACCACGCCAACCTGCTGGGCCATGTCGATCACCGAGCCCTCACGGGAAATGCCTTCACCGTAGAGCATGTCGAATTCGGCGGACTTGAAAGGCGGGGCCATCTTGTTCTTGACCACCTTGACGCGCGTGCGGTTGCCCACCGCTTCGTCGCCGTTCTTCAAGGTCTGGATGCGGCGGATGTCGAGACGCACGGAGGCGTAGAACTTCAGAGCTTTACCACCGGTGGTGGTTTCAGGGTTGCCGAAGAACACGCCGATCTTCTCACGCAGCTGGTTGATGAAGATGGCGGTGGTGCCGGCCTGAGCCAACGCGCCGGTCATCTTGCGCAGCGCCTGACTCATGAGTCGGGCCTGCAAACCAACATGGCTGTCTCCCATTTCGCCTTCGATTTCGGCCTTCGGCACCAAAGCGGCGACCGAGTCGATGACGATGACGTCAAGCGCACCGGAGCGAATCAGCATGTCAGCGATTTCGAGGGCCTGCTCGCCGTTATCCGGCTGGGAGACGATGAGTGAGTCGGTGTCCACGCCGAGCTTGCGGGCGTAGGCCGGGTCGAGCGCGTGTTCGGCATCGATGTAGGCCGCCACACCGCCCTTCTTCTGGGCATTGGCCACCACATGCAATGCGAGCGTGGTCTTACCGGATGATTCGGGGCCGTAGATCTCCACGATGCGGCCCTTGGGTAGGCCGCCGATGCCGAGCGCCATATCGAGAGCCAACGAACCG